TCATTTTGTTATCTTTTTCATTTCTCTTTTCAGATCTTCCACAGTACGGTGAGTATATATCTTTTCTGTGATATCTGCAATTTCATGTCCGACGATCATTTTCAGAATGTATTCATTCATATTTGCTTCTTTGGCTTTCGTAATAAAAGTGTGTCTGGTGTCGTGGGGCTTGTGATCCATTCCCAGTCGTGCCATAACCTTCTTGAAACGTCCACGGTATTTGTCATATGTAAGGTAAGTGCCCTGCTGACCGTCCGGATCATTGAAAAGATAATTACTTCCCATACCGACTGCTTGCTCATAATTCTTACGTACCAGATCAGCAACCAGCGGATGAATTGGAACCAGGCGGTTACGGCCGGCATCTGTTTTTAGTCCACCGGTGTATGTCATATTATCCAGATCTACATCTGCAACTTTCAGAACTGCCAGTTCCTGGGGACGCCATCCGGAATAAATTCCGATCAGGACCATATCTGCGAATGGTATTTCCGGATGTTCCATAAGGGCTGTAATTTCCTGTTCAGAAAAAGGAATGCGGACAATAGTAGGACGTTCTCTTTTAACACCATCACATAAGGCTGCATAATTTTTATCCACAAGTTCATGTTTCATAGCCCATTTATACATAAGGTTAAACAGACTCTTCATTCGTCCCTTAGTGCTGGATCCTACGTTTGCACTATGAATGGTTCCTTCAAGATGTTCGACTCGGACATCTTTTATTCGCATATCATAAAGAGGAGTGCAGTACTTGTAGGCAGCAGTGATTGTACGTATGCTGGAAGCATTGCTGAGTGTGGGGAAATATTCTTCAGACCATTTTTCGTACACTTCCGAAAAAGTTGTCTTATTAAAATTCAGATCATAAGGATTTTCATTGTATTGTACAAGAGCAGTCATTGCTTCCTGTCTGGTAGCATAATATCCGATTGCCTGTTGCTTCTGCTTTACCTTTTGTCCTTTCTCATCAAATTCCCATCCGAATGTTTTGGCTGCCACCCATGGCCGTCGCCGTCTGCCAGATAGCTTATATACTGAACCGAATCCATTTGGAAGCTTCATAACATCACCTTTCTTCTAAAAAAGAGTATAAAAAATACACCTTTGCAGGTGTAAAGAAAAGTGCTATAATAATCTTGCTATGGAATGATTATAGCAGTTTTCTTTACACTGCAAATTATTCAACAGATCGCTCTGGTGCTGGTAACACCGGGGCGATTTCTTTATACAAAGTAAAAGACACCCATACAATATACTTGTATGAGTGCCTTTCAACCATAATCAATATGGTTCTCTCACAAGTATATTACTATAAAAGTAAAGTATCTGCAATTTTTTCTTACAAATTAGTTCATTTCAAGTTCCTTCATCAGTTCTTCCTGAGAAACAAATTCGTGACACTCAGGATTCTTGCGGATTTCGTCCAATAGCATTAGATCAATTTCATCTGGCTCTACTTCCTCAATATCATCCCAGGTCTTGGGAGCAATGATGTAGCGGCTCTGGATCATCTTCCAGAAGAATTCGGCTTCTTTATCGTTCATAAGGGATACAGCACCGATGATACGTTCCTTTGTTGCTGTCATAGTAATCACACTCCTTTATAAATCTGTCCACGGTTTCCGATAGCTTCAATTAATAAAATATTTCCATTTATATCAAAAATAATACGATAATCTCCAACACGAAGCCGGTAATCATTTCTGCCCTGTAATGCTTTGACATCACCAGCAGGAAGAAGATTGATAGCATTTATGATTCTCTTTCGTGTAGGGACATCTTGTTTCTTTAGAAATTTGAGCGCTTGCTTAGAATACTGGATTTCCAAATAAACACCTCCAATAATGTTGTAGCTATAAATTGCTATTAAAAATAATCGTTATATGCTTTTGTATAGTTACTGTGTAGTAAATTGTCTATTTTGCTGTTGAAAGAAGTTATTTTCCAAGCTGATCCAGACTTCTTTAATTTTAAGGTAAGATTTCCGTAGCTGTAATCTATTCCTGCTTTACTATGTACACAAATGCGTTCGTACATATACTTTAAAAGTTGAGATTCAGAAATGTTCGGATTTTTCAACTGGTAATAAACTGAGTTTTCAAATGCTGCTTTGAATACGTTATATCTGTTTGGATATTTGTAACTAAGCTTCACAGTGGCATTCTTTCCGCTGACTTTTATTGATTTTAGTTTGTAAGAAATACGTTTGTTATATTTCTTATAATATTGAGGCATGTAGCTATTTTCAATGAATAATTTAACACTCGAAGGTTTGGTAAAACATTTTGTTAGTTTACTTGTATTATATTGCTTCGCATATTTGAAAAAACGATCTACACTCTTTTTCACCTGTTTTTGCGCAGTGGTCATTTTTTGCTTTGGAATAATTATCTTATCTTCAGTGAGACAATTTATGCAATAACGCATACGCACACCAGTTTTAAATATAGTCGGCTTTTTATCAATGTACCATTCTCCCCATACATGATTAGAAGCTGGGATGATGGTAGTTTCTTGAGTATGACAATATGAACAGGATCTATAGGCTTTTTTTTCTTCTGTACATATATTAGTAGCAGTTTTCCAATCAGACCAGGAATGAATTCCGTTGGTTGGAACATCTTCTTGTTGAGTTTTGTAACAAAAAGTACAAGTGCGGGTCTTAATGCCAGTATATGTACAGTTTGGAGCAGTTGTAATTTGCCATTCTCCCCAAGGATGATCAGAAACTGGGAGACTAATGGTTTCAATTTTGCGACATTTTTGGCAAATTTTCATTTCTGATCCTTTGGAAAGACAATCAGGCTCAATTCTATAAACTGTTTCCCAGACATGCGAACATTCTGAAGCATAAATTGGAATTACTGACAATAAGCATAGAAGAAAACCGACAATGCAAGATAGTATTAATTTCTTTTTCATAAAATCCCCCTTCCGTATATTACCAAGATAGTAATAGTATCAAACATAATTTTTGTGTAAATAATAATCTTATGAAGATATTATTAACTCAAATTATGTATGAGAAAAATGTATCTGTACGGCAGCTGTCGCAGATGACAGGAATTACGAAATCTACTCTCAATAATATTATGATTGAGAAATACTCACCTACGCTGGATAATCTGGAAAAGATAGCCAGAGTTTTGAAAGTAAGGATCTCTGATCTATACGACTCACCGTACAAATAGTAAAAAGTGTCCAGCATACTGGACAATTGCGTTTCGGTGCTAAATATTGCCCTCTGTTTATCGTATAATAAGTATAAAAGATAATGCTAAACGAACAAATGTTTGTGAAATATATTGCGCTTCAAATATAAATGGTGTATATTAAAAACAAACAAACGTTCGAATAAACGAGAACGGGGGGCATACATATGATGAAGAATGATAAAGAAGAGTACAAGGGCAAAATAATTGAGTTGGTAAACTTGATTAAAGAAGAATCCGTTCTGAGGCGGATCTACTTAATAATAATTACCATGATAGGGGCCGACCATTGAGGTTGGCTCTTTTCTTATTCTATTCCCAGGCAAGCCTTCATAAATTCTTCAATATGTTTTAGCTTTTCCGGATCAGCTTCTGCGATAGCGTTTAACATATTTCTTGCCATCTGGTTCTCAGTCCTGCTAAGTTTTCCAAGATTAATAGAGAATCGATCTTCTTCATTCACTTTCGTGAACATGTTATCGTCTCCGCCTTCACCGGTTCGAAGCCAAATTTCATTTACTTCAAATTCACGACAAATAGATTTTATATTAGCCTCAGTTAAACTATTACGACCAGTTTCGATAGCACTCATAGTGTTCTTTTTCAAACCTATTTTTTCACCGAATTTTTCAAGCGTAAGTTGACGGGTTTTCCGAACTTTTTTTACGCGTTCGCCTTGCGTCATTACTAAATCCTCCTTTCTTATGAATCCAATATAGCACCCTGGGATTGCAAAGTCAACAAAAAAGTTCATTAAATAGACAAATAAATATTGACAAAGCCTATTTAATGAACTATTATGTCTATGTAAGGAACAATGAAAGCGAGGTGAGAAGTCAAACGTTAGCAAATATAGAAAAAGAAAGAATAAAGAGAAAAATTACCCAAGGACAGTTGGCTATGAAAATTGGAGTATCTCATAAGACTTATTACAACTGGATTAATGAAGTGCGAGATATTCCAAGTAGAAAATTGCAGAGGTTAGCCAAAATACTTGATGTAACAATGGAGTATCTGTTGGAAAGTAGTACAGAAATAGAAAGGAGCAGGGAAAATGAGAAATTTGGATGAATTGGATATTGTGTTTCAGAAACTTGAAACACTTGAAGATCAGAAAAGAGAAGCGGAGATTGCGAAATTACGTTCAAAAATTACAAAGAGCTATGTAATTAACACAGTGCTTGCCGCATTGATGTACATAGCCCTTAAGAAAAGTAAATAAGTGGAGCTATCTGCGACGACGGCGCTGATTCATGGACAGATCACTTTCGACCTGGTTAGTGAAATCCGAAGAACAGATAACTTTTTCAATGGATTGGGAAAGTAGCTTTATAAAGTCTTCTTTTGAGAGGTCAGAGACTTTTTCAAAAGAAAAAGTGTTGGCAACTTCCCGAACACAATCTTCTACATGTAACATAGGAAACCTCCTTTCTATAAAGATGTAGAAAGAGTTTACCACAATAGGAAATAAATTACCATAGAAAAGAAAAATGTTGAGATATATCGACAGAAAACGAGGTGAGAGAATGAAAATTAAAACAATCCCAGAAATCAACATGACAGATAATCCTTTAGACAACATTATTAAAATGGCTCCTTATTTGGATGAAGGAAGTCAGCGAACTGTATTCGGGATGATGCTGGAAGCGGTCATGAGCATAAAAGATGATGGAAAGAAAGCTGGATAAAGAAGCAACTATACTGTATTCAAACGAAACAGAAAGCGAGGTAAGAAGAATGAAAGATAAAAAAATCGCACGAAAATCTCAAATAATGTATTTTCGTGCGAAAGATGTAATGATTTTGCTGACATATAAAAAAGATACTAAGCGCCAAAATACTCATCAAAAACAGGAAGCAACTTGAGTATACCAAATACAGAATTCTGACAGATTTTTTTAGATTCTTCATCAGCAGGAATATCACCAGAAATAATTCCATCAGCAACTGTAAGTGCCATATAAAGCGTTTGCAGCATATTTCTGGATATATTGGTATTGTGGGATGAAAATGTTTCAACTATTTGTTCGCTGTAGAACAAAGCTAAGTCAATTGTTTCGGGAGGAAACAAGTCAGAATCTGGAATAACGTTAACCATAACGGCTAAAGCATCCATTAAAGTCTGGATATCATTATCCGACAATGGATATGTAAATTTCTTCATATACTTCTCCTTTCTATATACTTGGGCATGGCAGTGCCCTGTAAGACTAGAATAGGAAAAGTTACAAGAAAAGTCAATATAAAACAAAGGAAAGAAGTCGAGATATATCGACAGAAGGGTAGGTGAAAAATATGACCAAAGAAAAGAAAGAGCGTATCACAGCAATCGTACAGAATCTGAAACAGATGGATATTGTAAGCCTTAAGTTGATGGAGAATAACTCAGAACTCTTGAGAGCCAGAGATGCAATGGAAGTAGAAACCCAGAAAGCAGGATAACAGAAGCGAGGTGAAAAGATGGAAAGTGACCGAGACAGGAGATTTGCGCTTGAAGGATTTGTAAGATATCACGATGACAGAATCTGGAAGCAGACGCAAAAGCTTGTCAGAGAAGAAAAAGAAGCAATAACCAAAATGGCAGTTACCCTTACTGCAATAAGAATAACTGCCATGCTGCTTATCTCTTGGTTTGCGCTTCATAAGTTTTCAGGACAGTAGAAGCAACTTCATGTACTGCATTGACAAGTTCATCCTTGGAAAGTTCGTCAGCAGAGGAGTGATAGATTTCGTTGATCATTTCGTGACTGAACAGATCAATGACTTCGTGAATTGTCATATAAAGAACTCCTTTCATAATACTCAGGCATGGCAGTGCCCTGTACCTAAAGAATAGGAGAAAAGAAATAAAAAGTCAATGTAATTGGAGAAGTAACAGAAAGCGAGGTGAGAAGATGGAAAGAGTGCATTTCGATGAAAATGAAAATCGGCGTGATTGCATTGGTGGAAAAATCAAAAAAGAAGACCATGAAATGGACAAAATAAGAAACAATTGCCACCAATCAATAATTATTTCATTGGTAGCAATTGTAATAAGCGTGGCAGTGTTAGTGACTAACGTAATATTTGGATGACTACTGAAATAATACTAACGATTAATGCAAGAACGGATAAAACTTTTGAAAACAGAGCATCTTTGCGCAGCTGCTTTATCTCGACTTCTTTTTCCTTTAAGGAAAAAATATGGTCATTGATAAAAGTTTTTCCTTTAGGAGTAAGAAAATACCATCCGGAATTATCAGGGGGAAGTGGAGATGAGCAGATATAACCGTGTTGCATCAACTGCTTGAGAGAGTAATCAGAAGTATCTGAAAAAATCTGAAAAGCCTCAGAGGTGGTTATACAGGAATTTTGTGCGAGATAATTCAAAATAGCAATTTGTTCACGACTTAAATTTTGCAATTTGTATATTTCCTTTTTACGTACTTGGGCATGGCAGTGCCCTGTAAGACAAGGATAGGAAAAGTTACAAGAAAAGTCAATATAAAACAAAGGAAAGAAGTCGAGGTATATCGACAGAAAGCGAGGTGAGAAAGAAATGAAATTATTTGGATTTAGAATCAATGCAGGAGAAAGCAAAGATGTCAGAGAAATAGAGAAAACGTTAGAGAACATTGAAGAAAAGAAAAATAAAATAATAGATCTTGCAGGACAGCTTAGTACTCTGACAGAAATTAAATTCAAATATTCAGCAGATGGGAGTATTGAAAAGAAATTTGAGGTAGATGGATTTGAAATGGATAAGATCTTGGGAAATATGCGAATAGCTCAGATACAAATTGTAGCCAGCTATAAAAGTCTGGAAGCACTTGGCATGATAGAAATTACCCCTGCTCCAAAGAACAGGGGGAAGACACTGAATGAAACTTAGAGTAAGTCAACAAAAGAATGCAGGTGTTTGAGCGTGCGTAAAAGGAAAGGAGGAAAAATGAATACAGGGAAAATATTGCCAGTTGAAGCTGCTGCAATTCTCAACACATCTCCACAGTTTATACGTGTGGCAATGCAGCAGAACAAACTGCCGATTGGGATAGCAGTTAAGATGTCCACCAAGTGGACATATAACATTTCTGGAAAGCTTCTGGAGGAATATAGCGGAAAAGATGTTGAAAAAGAGCTGGAGCAGATCAGAAAAAAGAAAGTTATGTAAACTAAAGAAAAGAGCCGATGCAAGGGGTGCATCGACTCAGGTCCATATGTAATCAACCAATTACATAATATCATTGGGCCACTAAAAAGTCAAGAATGTAAGAAAAATCAGGGGTGAAATTCCCCTGTTTAGTACTCGATTAAGATATTAAACTTAGGAGCCTTTTGGTATGAAAACAAAGCGTAAAACCTGGTATCTGCAGAAGAAGGATATCCTGTATGTGGAAGAGAATCATGATGGCAAGTATGGAGCTAAGGGGAAGGAGAGACTGCCTAAGAGAAAGCTCACTCCTGAAGATGTTCAGAGAGTAAACGCCTGGAATAAATCCAAGAGGGCAAGACTCAGACTGATGGAATATTTTTCACCAGGTGATCTGTGGGTGACATTTACATACAAGCCAGAGAACAGACCTCCAGATATGGACACTGCCAAGAAGCAGTTTTTGAAAATGATGGACAAGCTAAGAAAGATTTACAGGAAAAAAGGCAGGGTGCTCTTCTGGATCCGGAACATTGAGCGGGGGACAAAGGGAGCCTGGCATATACATTGTATTATCAACGATATTGGAAATACGGCAAGTCTTGTTGAAAGGGCCTGGTCCTATGGTGGAGTATATGTAACTCAGATCAGGAAGAGTAAGTGCCCGGAAGAGGATTTCCAGAAGCTGGCTGATTACATCACCAAGGATGAGAAAACCAGGGAAAAGAAAAAAGACGGAACCCTGGCAAAGCCCAGACTTAGTGAAGCAAACTACAGCCATTCCAGGAACATGCCGCTTCCAGAGCCAAAGCCAGAGGAGCTGAAACGTTGGCCTAAGAAAGTAAAGCCTAAGAAAGGCTACTACATAGCAGAGCTCTTTGAGGGGAAAAATCCGGTAACTGGATACAATTACCGCCATTACACATTGATCAGATTGAACAGACGAATTTAAAGAAAGGGGGAATCAAGCTGTGAAAGTCAATATTTATCTGGAAACAGATAAACAGTGCCAGGCGAGAGTTCAGCGCAGATACGGATATGTAATAGAAGCCGTGTACGCTGGCAGGACTGAGACCAGAGAAGGTTTCGGAAATAGTAGTAGTACATATCACCAGTGTAACTTACAGGCACTTATAGAAGCCCTTTCGAGATTTCGTTCTACATGTGAGATTTGCATATATACCAGAGATACCTTCGTGGCATCAAGAGTATTGAGAATTTCAGATCTGGCAGCAGATGCCTTTAAAGATACAAAGGGAAAAGACATCAAAAATGCAGATGAATGGAAAAAGGTCTATGAAGTAATCAACCGGTTGAAACTGAAAGTTTCTTCGCTGACCGGTGAACATTCGTATTCGCAATGGCTCCAGGAGGAGATGATAAAACGTGGAAACTAAAGAATTGTGGGGAAAAGGATGGAGTCTGCGCACAGAACAGGATCCAAGGGCAATGACATATCTTGGAACAATAACAAAAGCAGGTATGCATTTTCACTATTACAGAGATGATGATGGAGAAATCTATTTTGATAATGAACCGGAAGGCGGGAAGCCTGATTGGATGGAAAGAGCAGACAGAAAATTGAGAAATAGAGTACATAAGAAAAAATAAAAAGAAAAGAGGAAGAGTATGAGAACAATTGCAGTGATTAATTTAAAGGGTGGCGTGGCCAAGACCGTTACTACCAATAGTGTTGCCTATATTTTGGCAAGCCAGGGGAATAAAGTGCTTATTGTAGATAACGATAAGCAGGGAGATGCATCAAGAGGATTGAACTGCAGAACACAGGATGGAGAAGGAATAGATCGGATCATGACCGCAAGACACCCGGAAGACTGGATGAAAAAACTGATCAGACATACGGAATTCCATAACATGGATGTATTGCCGGCAAATATGCGTCTTTTGATGGCTAACAAGGAAGTAATGTTCGATCAGACACGACCGCAGCAGTATAGGATAAAAAATGCACTGGCATGTGTGGCTGATCAGTATGATTTCTGCATAATTGACAATGCACCGGATATCAACGTATCAACGATCAATGCTCTGACAGCCTGTGATGATGTTTTGATTCCGGTGGAAATTGATGATAACACAACGGAAGGACTTCCGGAACTGGTGAATCAGATCGGTTATACAAAAGAGGAACTGAACCCAGAATTGAAAAATTATTGGATCTTTATCACAAAATATGACAAAAACAACCTTGCACAGGCACAGGGAACAGAAATGATAGAGGCAGCAGGATATCCAATGCTTAAGACGAAGATAAGATATTCCAGAAAAGTATCAGAGAGTACTTATGCAAGAAAACCTATCCCTTTGTATTCCGCGCGTTCTTTAGCTGCAAAAGATTATGAATGCCTGGTGAAAGAGTATCTGGTGGCAGCAGGAGTTATGATGGATAAATGGACGGAAGGGAGGGAAGCCTGATGGCATTCAATCTGGCCGACATGGTAAATAATCGTAAAAAGCCAACGGAGACTGAGAATATCAGTGATACAGTGTATCGGGATGTGTTTGAACTGGAGCCGTCGAAAGATAATTTCTATTCCACAGATCCGGAGAAACTGCAGGGATTAAAGAATTCGATTCTTCTATTCGGGGTAATGCAGGACGTGCTCATCGAGGATGTGGATGGTAAAGACAGGATTATATCCGGACATTGCCGTACAATGTGCTGCAGGATGCTTGTGGAAGAAGGGCATGAAGAGTTTCGGAAGATTAACTGTAAATATACAAAAGTAAATCTGAATACAGAGAAATTCCCAGAAGATAAAGATGGAAAAGTGGAACAGCTGATCAATAAGCTGGGAATCATCCAGGCGAACCGGTTCCGTGAAAAAAGTGACTGGGAGAAAATGCAGGAGGCGCTTATCACAGAAGAGGTAATTAAGGAGCTTCGCGATCTGGTTGACCTGCAGGGGACAACCAGAAGCATGGTACAGGCAACTCTTGGAACATCGGGGACACAGTTAGAAAGATATCATGCAATCCAGAAAAAATTAAGTCAGGAGTTTATGCAAGAGTTTCAAAATGGAAACATCAATATATCTGTGGCAAGGGAACTGACAGATCTAGATGAGAAACACCAGGATGAGGCTCTGGGGTTGTACAAAAAGAATGAAACAATTACGCTACCAGAGGTTAAAGCTTTGAAAGAAAAACAGGAAGTAGGACGTCAGGTTCCTGGACAGCTGACACTTGATGAAGCAATTGGACGAAGAAGACCGCCGGAAGATGGAACGGTAATTGATGTTGACATTCAGATCGAACGATTCTTTGAAAGCTTAAAGAAATCAACAACAGAACGAATCCAAAGGCGGGATAAGAACATGTCCATTTATATGCTCAGCATTATATACAATGATGTGCGGATCAGAAATGGATATTTGAATTATCAGGGAAAATCAAATGGAATCCTGTTTAATCCTGGTAGTGGAGATGAAAAGTTGATTACATGGCAGCAGTTGGCTGAAACACTGATAGAGAAGTATGGAAAGAAACAAAAGGCGGTGAAGCTTGCACCTATGCCAGAACCACAAAAAGAATGTCCATATTATGATGCAAACGAAGTATTTCTGCCGGACATAGCAAGGATGATAAAGGTATTTCTTGAGGATGTTTATCTCAAAATGTATGTAGGAGCAACCAGACGCTTCAGTGCAATGGGAGCAGAGTTTGCAGTAGTACAGAGACCAAAAGAGAAAGATTTTGTATTTTACAATGAAAAAGGGGAGAAGGTCTGCCATGTATCTGCAGAACGTATGAAAGAAGAATATAGAAAAAGAGTGGTAGATGCTACTGACATAAAAAAACCATCTGAGAAAGAGAAAAAATATCTTGATAATCTAACCGGAAAGCTGATAGGTGATTTTAATGAGTGGTTTAAACAGGACTTCCACAAAAGGGTGTTAAATGTAGTGACAAGCCCGGATGAGTTAAAAGAAAAAATAGGCAGCAGAAGAACCTGGTGGTTCGATACTGGGCTTGGAATCGCACATGCTAATTTGTTTGATGATTATGTGCAGATTTGGGATGAGGGTAATAAATGCCTTGGAAACTATGACTGGTTTTATCTAGCAGCTTCTATTCAGAAAATGTGGAATGAGATTGCTATGGAGAAAGCAGAAGCAGCCCAATCCAAAATAGTGGAAGAGACAGCAGAAAATGTGTCCGAGTCGGACATGTCAAAGCGCTGCCAACCGGCAGCAGAAAACGAGGATGAAAGGCAGCAGGATCTGGATCAAAGCGAGCAAGATTTATTGCCTGAGATTAGTGATCTTGTACCGGATGCTTGGCCGGATGATTTGAAAGATATTCCGGTTCCGACTCTGGAAAATATTTTGAGATATTTAAAGAAAGAAGAAAAAGACCTGGAAGAAATAAAGTTCGTGGCAGCAGAAGAATCAGGATTCCCAGTTAATGTATTACAGAAAGCCCAGATGAACGTGGCAGGACTGAGATTGCTTAGAAATCTGATAAGCACATGTCTGGACTCAGATGAGAGAGCCAAAGAAGAAACATCGGAGAAACTGCCGCTTCCTGTTATGAAAAATAATGATCAGCGTAAGGAATGGCTGAGAAATTATAAGGATTGGGGACTTTGGTATACAGATGAACATATTGGCGCCAGATACTACAAATATGATTTTGCAAATGGTGCAAGACTTATTGCAGAAGAATATGATCGGGACACTGTTCACAGCCAGTGGGTATCAGATAATACAGAATCATATTACATGCATTTGATTGGAGGACCTGAACCGGAAAGAAAATCAGGAATACCTAAATGGACGCAGCATGGAAGATACAATAAATTCCCAAATAGTGAAAGCGAATTGGTTGAATTCTTAAAGGAAGTACAGAGGGAAAGCAAATGAACAGGGCAGAAATGAGACGCAAGGCCAGGGAGCAGGAAAAAACTCAGCTCCCATTGAACAGCAACCTTACATTGGCACAGATTGCAGGAATGACCGGGCAGCAGGTTTCTATATTGCAAACGTATCTTAAGAGAAAAGAACAGGAAACGACAGAGAATGTTAAAGATGCAATAATCCGTGAAGCCCAGGAAAAACTGGAAAGAGCAGAGGACTATATAGCGATTATAAATATCTTGATTTCTCTGTATGCAATTAAGATGACCTGGGGATTTACCGAGGAAAATAAACGCTTCCTGGATAATTACAACGCCGCCAGGAATTATGTAGATCGCATTGGAGCAGCCAAAGCTTATGAAATTGCAAAGAAGGATATGGAAATAGACATTGAGTTCGAAGATCTGGAAAATTACAACATTTACAAAGAACTTGGATTTGACAGAGAGGCGGTGTGAGATGTGCTGCAGGAAATGAAGTTGGAGGATGCACTGAAAAAGTTTCTCCAAGGGAAGAAAGTACTGGTGATGTATGATGAAAGTCTAAAAAACGATGGCACTGAATTCACAGTAGAGGCTCTGGAAAAAATGTTGGAGAGAAACCGTTACCTGGTGGATGTGCCTGCAATAGAGAATTTGGAGTTCAAACAAGAAGTAGAACAGATGGTAAAGACAGAAAAATCCTCCACTAAGGTTGTAAAAAAGAAATTGGTAGATCTGCCAAAGAATAAAAGCAAGCTGGATAATTACCAGGAAGAAATCATTCAGATGCTTAAAGATGGAAAATCGCAATATGCAATTGCAAAGGAATTAGGCGTTGTTCAGTCAACGATTGCTCACTGGATGGCGAGACATGGAATTGACAAGCAAGGAAACCAAAAGAAGTGTGCAACCTGCCAATACAGAGAAACAAGCCCGGGAAAAGGCGGCTGTGACTACATAGGGAAAACTGGTCACAGAAGGGGCTGTAGTGTTGAGAATTGTGATAAATATGTGGAGGACAAGCATGAAAAGGCAGCTGCTCCTGGACTATGACAAGCCCAGGAGACAGCTCCGGGCAGCAGGGAGGCGGTGAAATATGAATTTCAGAATGTTGAAAAAGAAATATAGAAAAATGTATGGTCAAAATCCACCTAAATGGATGAAGGAAAGACTGATTAAAACAATGGTAAGTCCTTCAGAGTACAGAGAAATCAAAGCTATAGGGATAAAAACAAATTTTATGAAGGTAATATTTACAGTGGCTGATGAGCTGCGGAAAGAAATGCGCCAGTATGAACGTAATACGGCGAATTTGGTTAATGCTACCAGGATTTTATCTGAAAGGAGAAAAATGTAGAAATGAAAATCAGATCACAGAGTAATCAGCTGATAGATATGATTGGAAAAGCAACTACCACAGTCCGTATGCCAACCGGTTCCTATCAAATATTGGCACATACCAAAGACAAGAAGGTGGGAGCTGTCCTGGGAGAATATAGTACAGAACAAAAAACTGTTCGTGTTCTCTGTGCTATCCAGGTTGCCGCTCAGCATCCAGAAAAAATAAGAATCTTTAATATGCCCTCGGATGCAGAGGTGGTTCTGTGAAAAAATACGAGACCAAAGTACAAGAATTGGACGTGCACCGTAAAGAAATCATACAGATGGTGAAAACCGGAAGTTCACAGAAAGAGATTGCAGAAAAAATATGAAACCTGGTCGTCAACAGTTAGGTATTGGTTCAGAAAGCGAGGTATTAAGCCGGAAGTGCTGAGGGGTAACAAGAAATCTACTGGGAGAAAATGTTCAAGCTGCATATACAGACAATTAAATCCCAATCTTGGAAATTGTGACTATATCTGCAAAACCGGACATTCCAGAGGTTGCAGTGCCATTAACTGCGACAAATATGTAAAAGGCAGACCTATAGCAAGTATGAAAGAAACGGTTGAGGATTATGATATCTTCGATGAATGAGGCAGAAAGGCGGTAAATCAAAGATGGCACCGAAATGTAGAGAATGTGAAAATACTGAGTTTCAAGATATGAATGGGAGACCTAATCACTGGTACTGTAAACATCCGGAGGTAAGGGAACATGTTAGTTGTCCGGCTGATACATTGATTTGCAAAACAGAGAGACATTCAACAGAGATAACAGTCAAGACAAGCCCTAAGTGGTGTCCAAGGAGGAAAACAGATGGAAGATAGAACATGTAAAACATGCGATTACAATGATGATCTTCTCTGCGACAAGAAGGGAATCTGGATCACAGATGACTACAGTTGTAACAAATGGGAATTCGAACAGGTAACAGACTGGAGAGACAGTATGCTGGCCAGGTTCCTCAGAACGAGGTGAGACAATGGAAAAAGAGACATACGAAGGAATCGAGAAAATTGCGGATAACCTCCAGGCAGCAGCTGGAAGAAAAAAGTGCAGGGAAATAGAAAGAGCCAACAGTTTCTATGAGGGCTACGAACAAGGAATTGAAGATATGCTTAGAAGCATCCGCCAGGAGGGAAGAAAATAACATGAGACTAATTGATGCAGATTTACTGGTGGAAAATTGCAAATGCACAGGGAAATTTGAAGATAATTTTAAATGTGTAAGTTTGTCAGATTTAAGGAGAGTTATTGGAAAACAACAAACTGCCTATGACGTAGACAAGGTTGTAGAGCAATTGGAAAAACTAAAAGATACTGAACAGGATGACAGTGTTGCTGAAAAGATAAGTACAAGAAATTGGAATAAGGCAATTCAGAATGCAATCAGTATCGTGAAAAAAGTGGAGCTAAATGAGCAAGATTGGAAACAAGGAATACATAGATTGTCCAGAATGTCCAAGATGCAGACCACAGCCAGGATTAAGAAATGGTGTAAAATGGGAAATTTGCTATGGAAGTGGTAATCTTGTTTATTTAGAACCTTGGAGAGAAAAAAGAAATTGTGGATCTGGATGGATTAACTATCCAGTATCAAGCTGTGGCTTATATGAAAAGAATGATCCAGAAGCTCTTAAAAGATGTTTGGAATGGGGATGAATTAGATGGTAGATGTAATTGTTGCAATGGGGGTTGGTGTACTGATCGGAGCCTTTGGCGTGATCGCCTGGTGTTTGCATGAATCAAAGAAAGATAGGGGAGAGAAAAGATGAACAAAGCAATTTTAATGGGACGTTTAACAAGAGATCCAGAGGTAAGATACACCTCTGGAGAAAATTCATTGGCAATTGCCAGATACACGCTGGCCGTAGATAGAAAGATCAGAAAAGATGGAGATGCAACTGCGGACTTTATTCCCTGTGTAGTGTTTGGCAGATCTGCCGAGTTTGTGGAGAAATACTTCCGGAAAGGCTTGAAGATTGCTATTGTGGGACATGTTCAGACTGGAAGTTATACCAACCGGGATGGACAGAACGTTTATACTACAGAGGTTGTTGTGGAAGAACAGGAATTTGCTGAGAGTAAAAATTCTGGATCCGGCAGCAGCCAGCAGAATGCTCCGCAGCCATCTCCAGATGTAGGACAAGACGGCTTCATGAACATTCCAGACGGAATTGAAGAAGAACTTCCGTTCAGTTAGAAAACAAAGAAAAGGTAAGAAGGAAGAACTATGAGCGGACTAAAATTTCCGAAAGGTGAAAAAAAGAAAAAAAGAATGTCCCATCCAGTAAGTATTCTTGGAAGTAGAAAAGACAGGTGCTACTTGTGCGGCAGATATGGACATACTGAAGAACATCATATATTTGGTGGCCCGAATCGGACACTATCAGAAAAATATGGATTAAAGGTTTATTTGTGTCTGGAGTGTCATTCGAGTGGTAAACATGCTGTACATAGAGACAAAGCAGTAATGGATGAGCTTCACAGACAGGGACAGGAAGCCTTTGAGAACCAGATTGGCAGCAGGGAACAGTTCCGGAAGATCTTCGGGAGGAATTGGCTATGACATTATATGAGATCACAGAAGACATAACAAAAGAATCAGAAGAGGCAGTAACCATAAAAGAAGCATCAAAAAGGCTGAACCGAACAGTCGGGAGTTTGTACGGCGCCGCAGCTGAAGGAAGAAGGATAAACGACAGATATTATCTAAGAGCCGCAGACCGAACCCTCAGCAGAAACAAAGACCGGAACCTGCTTCTGGAGTATGATCTGATCCGGCAGCAGTTATTGAGGAAAAAGAAATGAGTGCCAAGATAATCTTGCACCCAGACCATCCTGGATATTGTAAAGAGTGTATATACGACACAAAAGACGGTCAGTGCAGGAATGAAGAGTATAAGAAAAACGCATATACAGTCATTTGTGTTTGGCGTTATTGCAAATATAAGAAAGTGATAAAAGAAAGGGAAAGGCTATGAGCAGAGTAAAAGAGAGACTCAAACAGTACAAGTGGGAACTGGAAAAGCAAACTCAATATAAGCAGGGACTTCCAGGAAGTGCACTTGATATTGTAAATACGCTTTTAGCAGATCTGGAAGAGGATGAGAAGAAAAAAGGTTGGATTCCAGCAAAGGAAAAACCTACAGAGTATGGACAGTATTTGGTTACTTTCAAGAAGAATACAAAGGTTTATATTGCAGAATATGGGATCTGCCAGATGCCAGTGACGGTATTGGGACAGCCTATTGGATGCGGATGGTACAGTTCAACGGGATATTACTATGCAGAAGATAGCATTGTTGCTTGGCGACCGCTTCCAGAACCGTATAAGGAGAATGAGAAACGTGAGATTGATTGATGCAGACTTACTGAAGAAAAATTGCAAATGCAGTGGAAAATTTGAAGATAACTTTCAATGCGTGCCATTATCTACACTCTCGAAAGTAATTGATAATCAGCCGACCGCCTATGATGCGGATAAGGTTGTGAAACAGTTGGAAGAAAATAGGTGGATTCCTGTTGCCAAGGGACTGCCAGAAGAATTAGAAACAGTACTTGTCTGGTTTGAATATTACAGATATGGAAATTTTAACTGTATGTATCAAACATATGGGCTAGGATATGTTGTTGGAGGTAAATTTAGTGGAATAATTAATGGGACGAGTGGCTGGAAGAAATTAAAAGTCATTGCATGGATGCCACTTCCAAGACCATATGAGGAGGGGAAATAGTATGAGACTGATTGACGCTGATAAGGTTCTTGAAAGATTACAAGAATGGAATACATCAGATAAAATGGATAAAGCACTATATAACTTTGCACGAAACAGAATTGTCGAACAACCAACAGCCTATAATAGGGATAAGGTTGTGGAGCAGCTGGAAGAGATCAAGAGAATGATGGAATCAAATATCAGCCCAGATTGTTTTCGGGAGGAATGTATAGAAGCTGATTGCACAGTCTGCCTTGCTGGTAAGGTGATCGAAATTGTGAAGGGTGGTGGGAATGAATGAGAGTGGAAGAAATTGCATTAAGACAGGAAATTAGACAAATGATGAATGAAGCTGGATTGAATAAGAATACTATTCGCAAAATGGCTCAGAAACTTTTAGAAGAAGAGGTTAAAAAGCAAGTAAAAACTGCTTTTGCACAAAATAATATTGAGAGGATAGTTACAAGAAATATAAGCAAATGGGATTTGAGAGAAGCAGTAAAAGAAGGAGTAAGGGATTACGTCAAATCTGATATTAAAGTATCAGTAAAAATTGAAGAGGGGGTATCCGAGTGAGAGACATTCTTTTCCGTGGCAAGCGGATTGATAACGGCGAATGGGTAGAAGGATTTTATTATAAAATGGCAGAAACAACCTATTATTTGATTTGGAGAATTTTGCAGTTGCCGGAAATAGCTTTGATAATCCAGAATTATTACAGGAGGCAGAGAAGTAATGGAGCTTTTATTGAAGGATCATGTTATGAGAGAAATCCAGGAAGACAGAGAAACTAGCCTAAGATGTTACGAGGATAAACCAACGAGAGACATCGTAAATTTTTTGCTATGATTGCATTGAAAAAGCTATTAATGATCTTCCGCAGGACTATCCCGGAAATACATATGAAGTGGAACGGTGGATCTCGGTTACGGAGAAAATGCCAGAAGAACATAATTCTATATTTGCAAAATGGAAAGGCACAGAACATTGGAGCGATGCAATGTTTGAAAAGAGATCCAATGAGGTGCTTGTAACAGTTGAATATCCAGATGGAACAAGAATTACAGAAGCAACATACACAATTGATGGAAAGTGGAAAATGATAGCAAAAGTGCTTGGAGGAATTGTGATTGCCTGGAAACCATTTCCGGAACCATATAAGGAGAATTGACAAAATGAGCAGAATACTACCAATCCTTTTTAACACAGAAATGATCCAGGCTATATTGGACGGTAGGAAGACCTGCACCAGGAGAATCGCAAAGAAAGTTCCAAAAGAAACATACAGAATTGAGGAAGAAACACAAAATGGAAATCTGATGTTTCAATGTATTTGGGGCGGCTGTATGCCAGATGTTCCGGGATTTGTGGATGGTTATACGAATTTGAGTCCACTATATCAACCTGGAGATATATTATGGGTGAGAGAAACCTGGTGTTGGTGTCCATGCTGGGATTGTGGTATGGATACAGAAGAGGGATGCTGTGATGAGGAAACAGATCGGATCTATCATCCAGATCGAAGAGAATATGGATGTTATGGATATAAAGCATCATTTCAAGAATATGAAGAGCCATTTGAAAAATGGCATCCATCAATTCATATGCCAAGAAAAGCAGCACGCATTTTTCTTGTGGTCAAAAACGTAAAATTAGAACCACTGCAGGATATAACAATAACCGAAATTCGTAACGAGGGACTTTCTTCCATGGCAGTTCATGCTGGAGATACGGAAATGGCAATGGCTGAATGGAAAAGCCTATGGAATGGCACTGTCAAGAAAAATGATCTTAACCGTTACGGCTGGGAAGCAAATCCATGGGTATGGGTAATTGAATTTGAACGAATTGACAGAATCGTGGGAGGTGAGACAAATGGACAAGAGAATTCTGGAACAGTACATAGATGCTTGTGCACTGATCGAGGAGACGGAAGTGGAGATTCAAAGGTTGAGGAAAAGAAAAGAAGTAACTCAGGATTCTGTCCGGGGCAGTAATCCTGAATTTCCTTACCAGCCGCAGAGCTTTCGAATCCAGGGAACGCGAGAAACCATGAAAGATAGAAATCTCATGGATGAAGAGGAAAAACTCCTGGAAGAAAGAAAAGAAAACGCGAACAGGATAAAACGAGACGTGGAGCAGTGGATGAATAGGATCCCAATGAGAATGCAAAGAATCATCAAGTGGAAGCTGTTTGATGGATTGACCTGGCAGCAGGTGGCACGAAAACTGGGACCTAAAGCCACAGAGAATTCTGTGAAAAAAGAATTCGAAAGATTTTTAAGAAAAAAATAAAAAATGTCACGAATGTCACACATGTCACGATTTAATATGTAATAATATAAACTGAACCAAGTGGATAAAGAACACTGTTCGGTTCAAGTAAACCCCACAGATTAAGTAAGTATGATTGCCAGGTAAAATGCCTGGCAGTTGTATTGAAAAATCAAAACTCTCCTTAATGAGTAATGAAGATGCAAGTGCCGCAACACTGTCTGTGTACTTCGAGGGTAGGAATGAGATTTCTTAAATAATGTTGCAGACGTAAATAAAAAGAATCAGGGAAGAACTGGGAAACCTCCATGCGATTGGTATAGCGGCACGTATGGATTGCAAACCCGGAACATAGCTCAGTGGTAGAGCAGCTGGCTTATAACCAGTGTGTCGGCGGTTTGATTCCGCAGGTTCCGATTCGGTTGTGCCGCCGATATAATGGTACGATATCGACTCATACATATTTTTCTAAGAACATCCGGTTGAATGCTGGATGTTCTTTTTATGCAGCAGAAAGGCAGGACAAGCATGGCAAGAGAATTTGCAAAAGCATTTTATCAATCAAGACAATGGCAGAAGTGCAGAGCTGCTTATATAGCTTACCGAAAATCTATTGATGGTGGAATGTGTGAGTCTTGCCATGAGGTACCTGGATATATTGTGCACCACAAGATACATCTTACTCCAGAGAATATCAATGATCCAGACATTAGTCTGGGCTTTGGTAATCTGAAATACGACTGCCATGCTTGCCATAATGCAGAGCATGGGGCAGCAGCTGTTCCTGGCTTGATTGAATATACCTTTGATTCACAGGGCAATCTGGTGCCAGTCCCCCCTAAAAACGATTAGGGCGTAGGGGAACACGAACCGGGAGGGGAGATTAATTTTTACGCACGAAGAAATCGCGTGACCGGTGTAGTAGGAGGTGAGAACGTTGCAGAAAAATAACCCGATTTTTGCCGAAACAGGGGAACTCTTGAATAAAGAAGCAATGATTAAAAAAGAACTGAAAAAAATAAAATCAATTTACAAAGATCTGGATTTGAAGCGTAAGAAAAATGCGGAATCGCTTATGAATTCTGCAGCGTTTATGGCTGTTTCCATGATGGAATTAGAGCACATTATCAACCTGAAAGGATACACGGAAGAGTACCAGAATGGGGCGAATCAGAAGGGGATTAAAAAGTGCAGTGAGGTTGAAATCTATAATAACCTGGCAAAAAATTATCTTTCTTACGTGAAACAGCTAGACGATATGCTTCAAAAAGCAGGAGGACAGACCAAGAGTGATGAGCTCATAGACTTTCTGACGGGCGGTGGGTAAATGACGGAATTTGAGCAGTATTTCACCGGCCTTTTGGATGGTAAGATTGTAGCCTGTGAAAAAATGAAAAGAATTGCAGATGTTCTTCTGGAACAGTATTACTCTCCAGGAGAGTATCATTTTGATTTCGACATTGCCAAACGTCACATAGATTTTATTGAAAAGTTCTGCAAAATTCCATCTGGTAGAATTGGAGCACCGCTAAAACTGGAACTATTCCAGAAGGCAAGGTTCCAGGCAATATTTGGCTTCGTGGATGATAATAACATTCGTCAATATAATGAATGCTTGATCGTTGAAGGAAGAAAAAATGGAAAAACAACAGAAACAGCAGCGATAGAAATTGATCTTTTGGTAAATGACAGGGAAGGAGCACCACAGATCTACAATGTGGCAACTATGCGCGATCAAGCTACTCTTGGCTTTACAGCATGTCACAAAATGGTTCAGCAAAGTCCCTTATTAAGCAAGCATATCAAAAAGAGAGCAAGTGACCTTTATTTTAAACAGAATTTTGGATTTATAAAAGCATTGGCAAGTAATACCAACAGCCTTGATGGACTTGATGTTCATGGTGGGGTTATTGATGAACTTGCGGCTATAAAAAATAGAGATATTTATGATTTGGTAAAACAGGCAATGGGAGCTAGACGGCAACCGTTGCTTTTTTGTATTACAACAAACGGATTTATCAGAAATGGAATATTTGATGCACAGTATGACTATGCGGCAGGAATCCTGGAGGGAAAAATACAGAATAATAGATTTCTTCCGTTCATTTATGAACTTGATGACAGGGAAGAATGGGATAAAGAAGAATGCTGGGAAAAGGCAAATCCTGGCCTTGGTCCGATTAAATCTTACGATTATCTCCGCCAAATGGTGCAGAAAGCAAAAGCTGATCCTACATTCAAACCAACAGTTCTTGTAAAAGACTTTAATCTTAAGCAGACAGCAGAAACTGCATGGCTTCGGTGGGAAGATCTTAATAATGAAGAGCGAATTGGAGATAAAAAATTTCGTTATGGAATTGGCGGGTTTGATGCAGCTGATTGTGTGGATCTGAATGCTGCGAAGGTACTCTGCATGCGCAAGGGTGATGAAAAGATTTATGTTAAGCAGATGTACTGGCTTCCACAACGTGTATTGGATGAATATGAAAACTCCGGCAGAAGACAGGGACGTGACAATGCACCATACACTTTGTGGAAAGAACAGGGCCTGCTGAGAACGGTTGATACCTATAAGGTGAATAAGAAGGTGATCTTGGACTGGTATCTGGAAATACAGGAGAAAGAGGATATTTACATGATGGCAATAGGCTATGATCCCTGGCATATTGATGATTCACTTTTGCGAGAATTCGAAGCAGCTTTTGGAAAATCTGCAATGATACCGATCCGACAGGGCGTTGCGACTCTTTCTCAGCCCATGAAAGAGTTAAAGGCGGATCTGAGTGCAAAGAAGGTCGTTTACGATAACAATCCAATTGACAAAATGTGCCTGGCAAATACGGCGGTAAGGACTGACATAAATGGAAATATTCAGCCTGTAAAAACAGATGATCCAAGAAAAAGAATTGATGGAACTATGGCGTTGGTTGATGGCTATGTAGTCCTTAGAGATAAATTTGATGAGTATATAAGTTTGATTTAAGCAGGAGGTATATATGGCATTTTGGAACAGAAACAAAAACCGAGGAAGGGAACCTACCGCAGATAAGCCAAATACAAGTGAACAATATAAAATGGTGACAACCTGGGGCGAACATTATTATTCTTGGAATGGAAAACTGTACGACAGTGATATCATCCGGGCCTGTATTCGTCCAAAGGTGAAATCTATCGGAAAACTTGTGGCAAAACATATACAGGAAAACGAAAAAGGGTTAAAGGTAAACCCCAAAACCAGTATAAAGATGCTTTTAAGTAACCCGAATCCTTATATGACCGGGCAAATGTTCCAGGAAAAGCTTGGGAATCAGCTGTGCCTTAGCAACAATGCTTTTGCACTGATCGTTCGAGATGAGAATGGATATGCAGAGCAGATGTATCCGATTCCGGCAACAATGGTGGAAGCGATATATGGAGATACAGGGGAGCTTTTTCTGAGATTCACTTATAAGAATGGAAAAGCAGGTACCTTTCGGTATTCGGATATTATCCACTTACGCCAGGATTATGAGGGAAATGATATCTTCGGAGAAAATCCGGCACCGGCACTGGCTCAGCTAATGGAGTGTGTTGGATACATTGACCAGGGAATTGTGAAAGCAATTAAAAATTCCGGAATTATCCGTTGGCTGCTGAAATTTACCAGTTCCATGCGTCCGGAAGATGTAAAAACCAATGTAGAACAGTTTGTAAAGAATTATCTTGCTATTGAAACGGACACTTTCGGAGCAGCTGGTGTGGATGCTAAGGTTGACGCAAAGCAGATTGAGGCAAAGGACTATGTTCCGAATGCGTCACAGACAGATCGGATCACAGACCGGATCTATTCTTTTTTCAACACCAACAAACATATTGTGCAGTCAGATTGGAATGAAGATCAGTGGACTGCATATTATGAAGCGGAAATTGAACCAGTTGCAATACAGCTTGGGAAAGAGCTTACAACAAAGCTCTTTTCACCACGAGAGAGAGGCTGTGGAAATTACATCACATATGAATCCAGCAACCTTCAGTGCGCAAGCATGAACACAAAACTTGCATTTCAGTCCATGGTGGATAGAGGCGCAATGACACCCAATGAGTGGCGTGCAATCTTGAATCTGGCACCTATTGAGGGCGGAGATAAGCCAATCAGGAGACTGGATACCCAGGTGGTGGACATGTTGGAAAGTATGCTTAACAAAATGAACAGTGAAAATTACCGCGAAATGACAGGCTTAATGGGGCAATTGTTAAAAGCTGCTTATATAGAGATGCATGGAGGTGAAAAGAAAGTTGAAACATAGAATTGATGTCAGAGGAGCAATGATACCAAATGACTACAAATGGTATTATGACTGGTTTGATGAAGACAGTACATGTCCGAGAGACGTAATGAAGGTTTTATCGGCAGCAGTCCCAGGAGATGAGATTGAGGTATATATCAATTCCCCAGGCGGAATAATCGATGTTGGATCTGAGATTTATACCTTACTCAGGAGCGCTGCGGAAAAACACGATGTGCGTATATACATTATGGGGGAGGCTTGCAGTGCTGCTTCCATAGTGGCATGTGCCGCTTATTGTGAAATGTCTCCAACGGCACTCATGATGGTGCATTGTGTATCTTCAGGAGCCAGGGGAAATCACAGTGATATGGAGCACATGGCAGAAGTCCTTAGAACTGCTGATCAGGCATTGTGCACGGCATACACTGCAAAAACTGGAATGTCCGAGTCGGACGCACTGGAAATGATGGAAAATGAAACCTGGCTTACTGCTGAACAGGCGAAAGAACGAGGCTTGATTGACAAGGTGATGTTTCAGGAGCCGGAAGAAAAGCAACCTTTCGTTGCTGCCGTAAATTTCCACTTGCCATCATCTGAGCAGATGGCGAAAGTAAAAGCTATGATGGAAGCTGATACAGGGGATGGCGGAGAGAAAGAAAAAGCTGTAAAAATAGCCAGGGCAAGAGCTGAATTATTATCTTTGGCTGAAAGAAAATTAATGGATTAACAGGAGGAATGAGAGATGACTTATAACGAGTACACAGAAAGTCGTAAAAACCTTATCACAGAGGCTAACGGTCTTATCAATGAAGGAAAACTGGATGAAGCAAATGCCAAAATGGAAGAGGTAAAAGCTCTGGATGAAGAGTGGGACAAGACTGCAGAAGCAATGGCAACTGCAAAAGCTCTGGAAGGTAACCAGCGTACATTCAACGTCCAGGATCTGAATGATTCCGTAGCAGCGGCTGCTGCAAGTGGTGGAGAGGCCACAGCGAAAATGAGCTTTGTACAGGAGGCTGCTGGCGGCCTAGAGAATGATCAGCATAGTACTGATGCCTATAAAATGGCATGGGCTAAAACAATGATGGGAAAAACTCTTACTGCAAAAGAAACAGAGATTATGGAAAAAGCAAATGCATATACCCATACAACTGAAAATGCTGGAGTGGTTATTCCAAAAACAGTAGCTGACGGTATCTGGGATATGGTAGAAGAGCTGTATCCGTACTGGAACGATATTCAGAAAACCTATGTCAAAGGCAACTACAGCGTTCCAATTGGAGATGAATCCACTGCTGCCGCATGGTACGAAGAGGCAGACGTAACTGCAGATGGAAAAGATACACTGAAGGAGCTTGCACTGAATGGCTGTGAATTATCCAGAAGCGTAACTATTTCCTGGAAACTGAAAGAGATGTCAATTGATGATTTTATTAATTATATCCAGCGGAAACTGGCAAGAAAAATTGGTGCAGGGCTTGGATATGGAGTAACCCACGGTAAAGGAAAACCAAGTGCAAGCGATCAGTTCAAGTCGGAACCCTTGGGTGTAGTTACAGCACTGGAAAAGGAAGATAAGACACCACAGATTACAACTTATGAGAAAGGAAAGCTTGCATACCAGGATTTGACCAATGCGAGAGCAAAGGTAAAAGTCGGGGCGAATGAGCTTAAGATTTATGCTAATTCCACTACTATCTGGAGTGAACTGGCAAATGTGACTGATAAAAATGGAAAACCGATTTTTATTCCGGATCCATCTGCCTCCGGTGTATTTAGGGTGCTTGGAATGATGGTAAAACAGGATGATTCCATGGAGGACGGTGAAGTCCTGATGTCCAGCCCATATGTAGGCTATCAGGCAAACGTAAACAAAGACCTTACGGTAATGACTGAGGATCACGTAAAAGCCAGAAACACTGATTATTGTGGATATGCTATCGCGGATGGTGGTGTTATTTCTACAAAGGCACACTCTCTGTTGAAACATACCGTGACAGAAGCTACAAGTGATACAGATCAGAAAACTCAGGCGGGGGAATAACAAGCCGGGCAGCAGCGGCGACAAATACTGTTGACTACAGTGCCTACACAATAGCACAGTTGAAAGCAGCAGCCAAGGAAAAAGAAATCCCAGGATATTCTAAAATGAAAAAAGAAGAACTGCTGGAGGTGCTTATGAATGATGTTTTCTGAAAATCTGATTCAAGACCTTATGAGAACAGTTCGGGGAAAATCTCAGGTGACAAAGCTGGACGTCACGGATCTTGCAGAGGCGTGTGTAGTAGATCTTAGCTTGGTGGGAGTATATGTAACCGATCCAGAAGAACCCTTGTGTAAGCAGGCTTTAAAACTTTATTGTAAGGGGCATTATGGATATGACAAAGATCAAGAAACATTCAGGGCGGCATATGCCGCCCTGAGAGATTCTATGGCGCTTTCTGGAGATTACGGTAAAAAAGAGGTGAACCAGAATGGATGAAGAAGCAAAGCTTCTGGTAGTGAAAAATGCGAAGGATAAAGATGGATTTGCGGAGGAAAGCATCACGGAAGAATACCCAGTTTATGTAACTGAAAAATCTGCTACAAGATCTGAGTATTACGCAGCTTTACAAGCAGGAATTCAGATTAAGCTTGTGCTTGAAATGAGACTGGAAGACTGGGAACAGACTGCGCACCTATCGGGAAACAGAAAGGAATATGCTACACAGCTGGAATATGACGGTGCTGTATATGATATTTTGAGAACCTACAGGACAGATAAGGCAAAAATAGAAATCATATGCACATAGAGGTGAGAAGATGAATGTGAACCAGAAAATTGAAAATGCACTTTCGGACTTGGCAGCAGGAAATATTTGGCCGCTGGCGTGTCCGTTAGAGGAAAAACCGAATACATTTGCAGTATATATGATTGAGCGGACAACCCCGGCGGATTATGGAGATGATTCGCACTGTGAATGGATTCAACACCTGGAAATCACATGGTTTTCTCGTTCTGCATCCGGGAGCAAAAGGAAACCGGTTAATTACCTGGCAGCCGAAGAAAAGATTATTGCAGCGCTTGAAACAGCAGGGTTCACAGTCAAGAATTCTATTCCTGGCTATGAAGGGGATACTGGTTATACAACTTGTACCATTACATTTTGCATTAGGAAGGAGCAATGAAGCAATGGCAAAGTGCAGGGTGGATTCCATGGATGATCTGCTGCAGACACTGGAGAATGCTGCAGATGTTGACTCAATATCAGAAGAAATGCTCACAGAAGGAGCGCAGGTCCTTCAAAAGAACATTCGTGAAGAGATAACCAGCGCAGCGGACCGCGGATATGCAACAGGAGAACTGGCAAGCTCGGTGATACCAGATACTCCAGAGAAAAATGCGTTTGGTCATTACGTTAGTGTCAGACCGGTTGGAATTGACAGTAAAGGCGTAAGAAACGGAGAAAAGTGGGGATATCTGGAGAATGGAAACGGAGGTAATCAGAAACCTCACCCATTTGAAGATAGAGCAACAAAAAGATCAGAGACTGAATGTACAGAGAAAATGCAGGAAGTATTTAATAGACATATAAACATATAGTAGGAGGATATTAACATGGCTAAAATTGGATTTGAGTACATTGTAGCAGCAAAATTAGATACAGAGGCGTCTGTAAGCAAAGCAACAGCAAAGTATACGGAAGCGAGAGTAATTGGTCCGGCAGCAAATGCAAACTTTACTATTAACACCAGCGATGTAAAAGATTATGGTGATGATAATGTAGTAGAAACAGACGTATCCCCGACAGGTGGTACAGCTTCACTGGAACTGAATGAGCCAACTATGAAGAATGAAGGGTGGCTGCTGGGACATACAGTGACAGAAGATGATGGAATGGTCAGAAATGCGAACGATATTCCGCCATATGTAGGTATTGGATTTGTTGGGAAATCTGTCCGGGCACATGAAGCAGTATTTAAAGCAAAGGTTTATTTAAAAGTACAGTTTAAAGAACCAAATGATGAGAATGCAACCAAACAGGACACTGTAACATTTACACATACAACAATGGAAGGTAATTTATACACTTTGCAGAATGGTGATATGAAAGCCGAAAATGAGTTTAAAACACTTGCGGAAGCAAAAACATATGTGAATAAAATTCTTGGAGTTACCGATTCTTCAACCGGTAAGTAAGGAGTAAAACATGGGCATATTTAAACCAAGAGGAGTGGCAATTGTTTTGAATGGAGAGGAAAGACATTTCCTCTTCACTCTCAACATGATTGATCAGATTGAAGAAAAGTATGACAAACCATTAATGGAAGTGCTTGAGGATGTAGCAAATGACACAGGGAATGGACATTTGATGCGCGATATTGTGGTCATACTTCTGAATGACGAAGCAGAGCGAAATAAACGTATGAAGGCAAGCGTTGAATACTCAACTGTGACAGAAGCAGATGTGGGAGACATGATTGGGCTTGACAATTATTATGAAGTTATGAAAGCGCTTCTGAAAGCCTATGGAATATCCATGCCAGAGGTAGATGAGGACGAGGACCCAAACCAGAAGAGCGGGCAAATGAAAAGCTGAATATTGCCCGCATAGTTTACATCGGAATGACAAAATTGTATTATACGGAATCCGGAGTGCTGGATATGACGCCCAGGAAATTTTACAGGATGTATGATGAATATTTAATTATGAATGGGCTGAAGAAAGAAATTGATTCAGCAATTGATGCATTACCATAGGAGTGTTCATGTAAGGTGAACACTCCTTTTGTTATGCTTAAAAGGAGTTAAAATGGCAAAAAAAGAAGTTGGAATTACGCTGGCGCTCGGCGGGGAAAAAGAATATACACAGGGATTTTCAAATGCTGTAAAGGTTACGAAAATGCTGCAGGCAGAAACCAAAAGCCTTGCGCAGGAATTTGAAGGAAGCGCAAACTCCATGCAGGCCTTGCAGTCTAAGCAGGAAAACTTAATCCGGCTGCAGGACTCTTTTAAGCAGAAACTAAATGCAGCAAATACGGGACTTGGAAATGCAAGAAAGCAATATGAGGAGCAGGCAAAGGCAGTAGAAACGCTTAAGGAAAAGCTTGATATTGCACAGAAATCCCTGGACAAAATGAAGGAGCAAGGCGAGGAAGGCTCCGATTCTTATAAAAAACAGGAAAAAGCAATTGAAGAGCTGAATAATGCCCTTACAAAGCAGACGACAAACATGTTGAATGCACAGGGTCGTGTAACGGACTGGAATAAGAAAGTAATTCAAGCTGAGGCTGATGTGCGCAAAAACAGTAAGGCACTTGAAGAGAATAGAAAGTATCTCGAGGAAGCCAAAAACTCAGCAGATGGATGTGCTACAAGCATTGATGAATTCGGAAAATCCGTAAAACAGGCAAACACTGAAGTTGATGATTTAAATACAAATGCAGGAGAAGCTGGCGAAGTATTTACTGGAATTGGTGAAAAAATTGCCAGTGCTGTTGTAATGAAAGGTGTATCTGTTGCGGCAGATGCACTTGGTACTTTAAAGGATAAGGCTGTTGAAGCGGCTGAGTATGTGGTAGAGGTAGGAAGCTCTTTCGAAGCTGGAATGAGTGAAGTGGAGGCTATCTCCGGAGCTACTGGTTCAGAACTGGAAACACTGGAATCCAAGGCGAAGAGTCTCGGCAGCAGCACGAAATTCTCTGCTACCGAAGTTGCTGGTGCAATGACAAACATGTCCTTGGCAGGATGGTCTGTTAACCAGACCCTTTCTGGTATTGATGGTGTTCTGCAGTTGGCAGCCGCTTCCAATATGGATCTGGCAGATGCATCTCAGGTGGTTACAGACAATATCAGTTCATTTAATCTGGAAGCCTCACAATCAACCCATATAGCCGATATGATGGCATATGCACAGGCGAACAGTTCCACCACGGCAGCAGAACTGGGCGAGGCGTATAAGAACTGTGGTGCCAATATGAACGCTGCCGGACAGGACATTGAGACAACAACCTCTTTCTTGGAGGCATTGGCTAACAATGGTCTCCGAGGCAGTGAAGCTGGTACGTCTTTAGCTGCAGTAATGCGAGATATGACCAGCAAGATGAAAGACGGAAAGATTGCTATTGGCGATACATCTGTAGCAGTCATGGATTCCAGCGGAAACTTCCGCGATATGACAGATATCCTGAAAAATGTAGAAAATGCTACAGATGGAATGGGAGATGCCCAGAAACAGGCGGCTCTCATGTCAACCTTTACATCTGATTCCATTAAGGGATTGAATATGCTTCTTAATACTGGTGCTGATCAGGTGGCAGGCTATGAAGATAGTTTGAGAAATTGTTCTGGTGCTGCTTCAGATATGGCAGATACAATGCAGGATAATCTGCAGGGTAAATTGACAGAGCTTAGTTCTGCTACAGAAGGGCTGGGTATTGCGGTATATGATTATATATCAGGTCCTCTGCAGGGCGGAGTGGAATTGTTGACTGATGTAGTATCTGGATTAACAGACGCGATTACTCCTCAGAAGGATGCAATGGAAGACATGTACGATAGTGTCATTCAGTCTTCTGAGGATCTAAAGAATAATATGCAGTCCATAGATGATCAGTTTACTGGAGCTATGAACGGTGCAGAGAATGTTGGAAATTTGGCAACGCGTCTGGAAGAGCTGAACAATGTGCAGGATAGAACTACAGTACAGCGCCAGGAAATGGCGGCTATTGTAGATCAGTTATCCCAGAGCATACCGGAACTTCAAGGAGCGTATGATTCGGAAAATGATACTCTTTCCGTAACTAATGAAGAGTTGGAAAAGCTGGTAAAAAATTATCAGCAGACTGCAGTTCAGCAAGCAGTAATGGCTGCTACTCAGGATTTGGTAAATCAGAAACTGGAAGCCCAGGTGCAAATTGATAAGGCAGAAGACCAGAAAAAGTCTGTAGAAGCACGGAAGAAGCTGCTACAGGACGAATTAGATTTGATAAATCAAGTAAAAGAGCATGAAAATGATATCAATATTGCTCTGCAGAATGGACTTGAATTTGATGCAGACAGCGCTATTGATTATCAGACTGAAGCCTTAAAGATGTACAAACAGGCTCTTGATGATGGCGTTATTTCCCTGGAAGAGTATCAAATGGCCGAAAAGGCGATTTCGAATGATCAAATGGGAAATCGTTTTGAAGTGCTTACAGGCACAATTACACAGAGTGGAGATGCAACTGGAGTTCTGGCTACCAGTGTAGGAGAATTACAGGACAAAGAAGATGCGCTAAATAGCACTATTGAGGATAATACTCAGTTACAGAAAGATGCAGATGAAAGCATTCAGAGCGTAACGGATAGTGCAAAAGAATTGTTTGATGTAAAAGTTGATGGTACCGAATCAACAGAAGACAACACAAAGGCGCAAGAAGAAAATGCCGATGCAATCAATGCAACCGGAATAGCGGCAGCGGGAGCTGGCACAGCCCTGGAAGGACTCAACAAAACCATGGAACGCTCCCAGGAAGCCGCGGATGCTGCTAAGACTGCCATGCGTCAGATCCTGGACGAATACAATTCCACCATGGATTCTATAAAAGCTGATTTGCAGGATAAAATCAGTTTTGCAGATAAATTCGATGGTGGGGATGATATCACCACAGAGCAGATGAACGAAAACCTGCAGTCCTGGGTGGATGGAATCCAGAATTATCAGCAGAATCTCCAGCGCCTAAAAGAAGCCACAGATGAGAGCGGGCAAGCGATCTTTTCCGCAGAGTTTATCCAGGCAATCCAGGAGCAAGGAACTGATGCGGCTAATATGCTCCAGCACATGGTATGGACTCTGGATAACCAGGGAGAATACGGTGTTGAACAGCTGAAAGGTATCTCCAAGAAGTGGACTGATGCAATGGACATTTCTGAGGATACAGCAACGGTGATGGCGGCAAACAAGACCGCTTATGAGTTGGCAGTGGGAGAGCTTGGATCCACAGATTATGATTTTTCTGATCTGCGCGAGTCCATTGACAATGCCGTTGCTTCGGCTGTAGAAGGCTGGGCTGAGCTTCCGGCAGCCACACAGGAATCTCTCATGCAGACTGTCCAGATGGCGCAGGAATGCGGTGTACAGATCCCAGAGGGACTTGCAGATGGAATTGCAAGCGGTGAGATAACCCCTCAACAGGCAATAGATCAGCTGAACGGAACTATTGAAGGAACAATCCAGGGCGTGGCAGAAATCGCCAATAAAGCGGGTATCCAGATCCCGGAAGAAATCCAGGCAGGAATTAATGCCGGTGGTACGCAGGCGGTATCAGCTATGCAGGAACTTCTGGCACTGATCCAGCAGCAGGCAGCAGATGCACAGTCTGCAGGTGAAGATGTGGGTACTGCTGTAGGAGAAGGAACCCAGAATTCAATTAAAGATCAGCAGTCTGGCGTTGAACAGGCTGGTGGCGAGATGGCGTCCGCCGGAGCGAAGGCAGCCGAAGAGAAAAAAGGCGAATACGAGAAAGCCGGAACGGTAGCCGCTCAGCTGTATCAGACTGGTATAAATTCCGGAAAAAGTGGCGCAATCAGCGCTTCCGGAACCATGGCAAGCCAGGCAGTGGCCGCGGTTCGGACCTATCAGAATAGCTTTTACACTGCGGGATACAACGCGGCTGCTGGTGTAGCACAAGGTATATCAGCAGGCCAGTCCCAGGTCATCAGCGCTTCAATAAGAATGATCAATGCAGGTATTGCCGCAGCCAAGGCAGCAGCAGAGATCCATTCTCCATCAAAGAAATTTGAGAAAGAAGTCGGCTATCAGTTACCTGCAGGTACTGCGTCTGGTATAACTAAAAACACAAAGGTAGCAACTGCAGCCGCTGGAAAAATGTCCCAGTCTGTGTTGAAAAACGCCACCAGCTGGCTTAAGCAATACAATAAGAGCCATGAAGCTTCCCTGGACAATGAAAAATGGTACTGGCAGCAGATACGTGATACAGCTGTGAAAGGATCCACGGCCTATAAACAGGCAACCGCTCAGCTCAATAAGCTTAACAGCAGTTCCACGATCAGCAAGGCACTGAGCAGCAGTATAAAGAACAATTTTGGTGTATCCAAAGAAAAAGTTACCGGATCCGGAGATAATCAAAAGAAAACTACTAAGGATGCAGAAACTTATAATTCTGAGGTTCTCAGTGCTGCTGAAAAACGGCTGGAAAAGTACAAGACATTACATGCTACCTCTTTAGCCCAGGAGAAAAATTACTGGACCACCGTTCGAAAGAATTTAAAGAGCGGAACTGATGCCTGGTATGAAGCAACACAAAAGATCCAGGAACTGGACACGCAGATCTACGAGGAAAAGCAGGAGAAGCAGGAAGAGGCAGCCAAAGCCAGAGAGGAAGCTGCAAAGACCCAGGCTTCAGTACAGAAATCCCTTATGGAGACCTACCAGACCTATTATTCCATGTCCGCCAGGGCAGAGATGGAATATTGGGATATTGCCAGAAAACAGTTCACAGCCGGCGCGGATGAGCGCATAGAAGCAGATAAAAAGTACCTGGAAGCCAAAGAAGATTACGAAAAAGAACAGCTGCAGCTTGATGAAGATTACAATGATAAGCGGGAAAAGCTTGAAAAAGAACTAAATGAGACCATACAGGATCTAGAAGAAAAAAGGAACAGTGCCATAGCTGATCGGAAGAAAGACATCCTTTCATCCATGAATAACTATGATGCCTGGGATGCTTCCGGATATACTGCAGATCGTCTGATTTACAATATGAATACCCAGGTTGAGGGACTGAAACTGTGGGAAAACCAGTTACAGGAACTGAGCGGAAAGGGACTTTCAGAGGGGCTGCTGCAGGAATTGAAAGATGCAGGACCAGAAGCAGCCGCCAATATTTACAGCCTGAATCAGATGACTGCAGAGCAACTGGATGAATTTAACAAGCTTTGGGAAGAAAAGCAGGAGATAGCAGACCGGCAGGCAAAAAAAGATACACAGGCTACGCGGGATGCTATTGACCAGCAGATAAGTGACACCAGGAAAGATTATAAGAAACAGCTGGATGATCTGGCGGCTGAAAATGCTTCGGCTGTTGCGAAACTAAATGAGGGACTATCTACCGGCTTGCAGTCCCTGGTGGAACAGGCTGGCCAGATTGGTGAGGATATTGTAGGTAACCTGATCGCTGGCATTCAGAAAGCTGGCACAGGTGGAACTTTGCTTGACGTAAATGTAACTCCGAATGGCAGCACTGCATCTGGCACGGCCTCTTCTGGATCCGGTGGAACAGATACATCCAGCACTGCTTCTTCAAGCTCAGCTTCCTCTGGGACAACATCTGAAATTGCGCCCGCGCAAAAAGCAGAGCTGGAGGCCGTGACCGCAGGTGTAGCGGAAGAACCGGCAGAAATTACAGAAGTACAAAAGCTGATCAATGCAAGTAAAGCCCATAAGAAATCAGTATCAGATGCTGAGAAAAAGAAGCATTCGGATCTGTGGCAGTACATTGTTAAGAACTACGGCCGGAGCGTCAACGATTCCACAGTTAAAAAGATTGCGGATGCTCTTAGCGTGGAAGCCGACAAAAAGCCTACATCAGCGCAGAAAAAAGCAATTCTGGCCGCTATGAAAAAGAACGGCCTGAAGACCGGTACTCAAAACGTCATAGAGGATCAGCTGGCGTGGTTATTTGAAAATAACGCCCAGGAATATGTTCTCCGTAAGTCCGATGGCGCGATCATGCAGAACATGCTCACCGGGGACAAGGTAATTAACCCACAGGGAGCAGAAAACCTTTATAATTTTGCCATGAATCCGGATCAGTTCCTGGAATCCAGATCTTCCCTGGAGGTAGGAGCGGCTGGAGTCGAGAAACTTAACCGTTTGATTCAGCAGCAGTCAGAGCACCAGGCGAAGTTATCAGGAAGCTATCGAAGTGATAACTCCGAAATACTGAGCAAAATGGATTCCATGATGAGTACGATGGAGTCCATGATGGAGAACATGGCAAGCTCCATGAAGAACTTAAAAGTATTCATGGATAAAGATAAGCTGGTCGGAGAACTCAGGGAAGACATGAACATAAAAAATGAAATGGCAGCCACAAGATACACAAGGGGGCGTCTGAGATGAATATAAATGGCTGGGACATATCCGGAGCACAGGCCAAACAGTGGAACGTGACTCCGGGATTTTCCGATATTGAAAATGAAAGCGAATGGCAGAGGGGAAGCCCACTGCCGTTTTTCATTAATGGATCAATCGGGTGGAAGACAATACGGATCACCTTCCTGGTATACGGCTCTGATCGAAATGAGATCTTGCAGAATTGCAGCACCCTGCTTTCCCATATGATGTCCGAGTCGGTCACCTTGGAACTGGATAAGTTCGATCACAAGTTTTGCGGGTTTATGAGCAAGCATGATTTTACAGAAAACCCGCTTGCCCGTCTGAAGGTGACATCCAACAGGCTGAGCAAGCTCACCGTTGATTTTTCCTGCTATGAGTTTGCTGAACAGCCAAACGGTTCACCGTTTTCGGAGTCCGCTTCCGGGATGCTGGAGACAGTAGTTACAAATCCTGGGAACATCCGGACGCCTTGTATGGTAGAGATTACGCCAAAGGTGGGAATGGAACAGCTGACAATAACTGGAATAAACCGAAATCTAGATACAGGAGAAAACCTTCGGGTGGTAATAAGAAGCCTTACTGCTAACAGTACTGTGATTTTAGACGGAGAAAGTGGGAAGATTACAGAAAATGGGGCTAACAAAGCAGCAGATGTTGATATTTGGAGCCTGCCGATCCTTTTACCAGGGGAAACAAGGATTACCTTAGACAGCACATGGACAGACATGACTGTGAAATATAGACCAAGATTTATGTAGGAGGAAAAAACATGACAAACCAGGAAATGTTAAACGCTTATAACGGATTAAAACTTTTTCAGGAAAAAGAAGCACAGATTTATAAAGAAGATGGAAAGAAAATTTTATCTGGAAAGATAAAACTGAGCTATGCCATTAATAAAAACACGAACTTATTGCTTAACGCATTAAAACCTTATGAAGATACCCGTAAGGAGTTAATGGAAGAATACCGGGATCTTGAACAGGAGGAAAAGGCAATTGAAGAGGAAAAAAAGCGAGCTGAACAGGAAAAGAGAGCCCCCGGAAATGTGGATATCATTCTTAAAGAAGGAAAAAGTGTAAAAGAGCTCAACCAAAAGATTCAGGAACTTCTGGGACTGGAAATGGATTTTGAGGTGCATAAGGTATCCCTGGAAGAATTTGATGGGCTTGATATTGGAAGTTGGGAATTAGGCATTTTTATGTTTATGATTGAAGACTAAACGGAGGCGGCCCTATGCTTAAGATATATGATACGAACCACAATGCCATAGGGCATATTGTCAAATACAAGGATCTGAAGGTTGCGAGCGACGTTACAACTGGCGATCAGACTCTTTCTTTTACATACATGGCAAGACATCATGAAATCTGTGAAGAGTATTATATTGAGACTCAGGATGCTGAGTATGTAGTAAAAGAAAAGAGTGTAAGCACAGATGGATTCCTCTCCTTTGTTGCGGTACTGAACCTGGAAGAACTGGAGGCGAAGCCCTGGAGCTCCTTTGGCATTACGGATTCCACAATAGAAGATGCGGCCAAGCTTGCTCTGGCTGGATCCGGCTGGACGGTTGGCGAATGTACCGTAACCAAGAAAAGAAATGCAGGGATATTGCAGACAAATACGCTTGGAGTAATTCAGAAGCTGTGTACTGCATTTATGTGTGAAGTCGTTTATGATACCAAGAAAAAGACAGTATCCTTTTACGATCAGGTTGGCCAGGATAAAGGGAACTTTTTCCTCACAGGGCTTAACCTGAAACGGTTACAGAGGAAGGGCAGCACCTACGACTATTATACGAGAATTATCCCTATTGGCCAGGACGGGCTTACCATCGAGTCCGTGAACGATGGGAAGAATTACCTGGAAAATTACCAGTACACGAATAAGGTGAAGACCTACATCTGGAAAGACGAATCTTATACAGATGCTGCAGCCATGAAAGAGGATGCAGAAGCGAGGCTGAAAGATCTGTCAAAGCCGGAAGTATCATACAGTGCTGATATTATTGATCTGGCCAAACAAAGAGCCGGATACGATGATTTTTCTTTTTCCCTGGGAGATACAATCACCCTGATCGATGCCGCCACCGGGATTCGGGAAAAGCAGCGGATCATCAAGCTTACACAATATCCACAGGACCATACCAAAGATGAGTGCGAACTGGCCAATAAGCTTCCCTCATTCGAAGAGGCCAGGGAGAAGCTCCAGGCCGCCCAGGAAATTATTAACACCGTAATCAGTGATGATGGACGGTACACGGGGACTATCAATGTATCGGATATTTTGCATTTTGACGAGGGTGTATATGGCAGCAGTGCGGTGGGAAATCTGCAGGGGTTGTACAATACTCTGGACGGGAGCTTATCAGAACTGAAACTGGCGGTAGGACAGATCGAGTCAAACTATATCAAGACAGAAGAGGCTGATATTAAGTTTGCCACCATTGAAAGTCTGAAAGCACTTGAGGCAGAAACTACCAGCATTAAGTCTAAATACGCGGAATTTGAGAGTACCGTTACGGATGAACTGGCGGCTAACAAAGCGTTAATCAATGAGCTGGATGTAAAAAAGATTAACGCCGCAGACGCTGATTTGAAATACGCAAGCATTGATTTCTCCAATATTGGCATAGCGGCTATGAAGAAATTCTATTCAGAATCTGGCTTGATTAAGAATGTAGTGGTCGGCGACCAGACTATTACTGGCGAATTGGTCGGTGTAACTATCAAAGGTGATCTGATCGAGGGTAACACCATCAAGGCAGATAAGCTGGTCATTAAGGGGGAAGATGGCCTTTACTACAAGCTTAATACCAACGGATCAGGAGTAACTTCGGAGCAGACTGACTATAACAGTTTGAACGGTACTGTTATCCAGGCCAAGAGTATCACAGCAGATAAAGTGGCGGTGACCGACTTGGTAGCTTTTGGTGCTGACATCGGTGGAAACCATATCGGACACGACTGCATATATTCCGGAGCTAAGACTTCTGCGCTCAATACCACCAGAGGATTCTATCTCGGCTCAGATGGCCAGGTAGGATTTGGCGATACGAATGAGTATATTCAGTTCTATAAAGGCGATGACGGGAACTTTCACCTGAGAATTAGTGCTGGCGATATTTTGTTTGGTAAGAGTAAGAAGACTGTAGAGAGCGCAATTACTGAGATCGACACTAAGGTTAATAACGTTAAGTCCATTGTTGGAAACACATACACTTACCAGGTTGGTACTAGCATGACAGATGTTCCTACAGGGGAATGGCTAACTTCAATGCCTAACGTACCACAGGGACAGTATCTCTGGACAAAAGAGACCACCTTATATTCAGACGCAACCACCTCCGTAGGCTATATCGCTACCAGGATGGGTGTTGATGGTGCTGGTGGAGCTACCGGACCGGCTGGACCACAGGGACCCCAAGGTGAAAAAGGAGAGAAAGGTGATACTGGAGAGCAAGGACCCCAGGGTGATACCGGCGCAACTGGAGCTCAGGGCGCGAAGGGCGATACAGGAGCGCAAGGACCACAAGGCAACCAAGGTATTCCTGGTGAAAATGCGCATTATGTTAAGGTTGTCGGAAGTAATTACGATTACTCACAAGCTGGAAAAGACGAGGGGCTGTGGCTAAACGGAACCAAACTTACATCAGGAGTAACGAGAGGACATTGTCTAGCTATAATCAACCCAACCACAAATGCATTAGAAAAAGCTACATGGTACGACACGTATAGCACAGCAAGTTGTATGGACGGGATAGCGGACCTTGTGACTACTGGAAAAATAGTTTGCTTATTTACTTTCAACGCATCATCCCTTACAAGCACAGTAAGAAACTTCTTGATCGAATGTGGTTCAAAGGATACGAAAACTTGGATCGCTGCACGGCGTACCCATGTGTTTATAGGTATGCGCGGGTTAGCTAAAGGCAACGCCTATGAGTGGGACGGACTTGGTTCAGGCGCGTTGAAGGAACTTATCGCTTATTACACTTCTTCTGGAATTGTATTAAACGGTAACGTTGGTGATACCGGCGCAACAGGTCCACAGGGACCTCAAGGTAACCAAGGAATACAAGGTGTGAAAGGTGATACTGGTGCGACTGGACCACAAGGCCCCCAAGGTAACCAAGGAATACAAGGAGTAAAGGGTGATATGGGTGCCACTGGCCCAATCGGACCACAAGGACCCCAGGGTAACCAGGGGCCGACCGGACCTCAGGGACCAACTGGTGCCACGGGACCGACCGGTGCCACTGGTGCTACGGGGCCTCAAGGTCCTAAAGGCGATGGACTTGACGTCAAAGACACTAGAAGCACAAATCAAACGCCGCTTTGGTATATACAAAATTTCCCGATGACCACAGTAAATGAGTTGAAATTAGCAAATACGATTGGTCTAACTGGTGAAAACTTCTGTCTTTTAATAACATGCGTGCCATGGCGAGATGCTTCCGGCGGATATCCTAAGCAGACTGCAAAGATTGATGGTCGTGAATTATGGCGAATCGGTATTAGTGATACGCAATGGAGTACATGGAATGACGCATACACCCTTGCAAATTCTGTTGATATGGGTATAGCCGCTTGGTGTTATAACAACGATCGTACTTATATTAATGGCGGACGATTGTACGCTGGTTCGGTTACCGCTGTTCAAATGGCTGCTAATTCTATAACAACTGAAAAAATTGCGGCTGGTTCGGTTACCGCTGATAAAATTGACGTTGTCAGTTTGTTTGCAAAAGACATCGAGGCATCCGGTTCTATATCTGGTGTTAAAATAGTTGCTAGAGAGATTACTGCAAATCAGTCATACTCTATATTTAACGGCACAAACAGTCAGAAAATCTTATATTTTGATGGATCGTCTATCAAATTAGGAAAAATGGGAACTGGAACATCTATACAAGGTGGCGCCGGATTCGAGTTTTTTGATAAGACGGTCACGATGTATGGTGATCTGAGTTTATACAGTGGCGATATTACCACTCCTGGCAATGTGCAGGGAAAAACAATAACTGCGACTGCAGACATGAATACTAATACCATATATGCATCTAATTGGTTTAGATCGCGCGGTACTACAGGATGGTATAGTGAGGATTATGGTGGTGGCTGGTATATGACGGATTCCGATTGGATTCGGGCATATAACGGAAAAGGTATAACCACCAATGGCAATATGTCCATTGGTGGTTATATTCAGAGTAACAACATAATAAATACAACATATGAGTATCAGTCCAATAGAGGTTCGGTAGACTGGCGCTTTGGTGCGGCAACAGGTACAGGTGATGAAAATTTCTTTAGCTTTTATAAAGCTAACAATGGAATGATTCCACTGGCAATTGATGGAAATTTCGGAAACATTTACGTTGGGTTCAATGTGGGAGGTTCAGGTTCGAAGACTGCTGTAGGAGTTTATCTTGGCGCTGAAGTGGCTGGAAGTAGAGCTTTTATCTATCACGGAGATTCATACGCTGGGTCAATTTGGATTCAAACCAGACTTGATGGTTCATGGAAATGGTTTAGTCTCGGAAGAGCATGTAGTGCAGCTCTTTCTGATATTCGACTAAAAGACGATATAAGAGACACCGAAGTACAAGACGCAACAAAAGTTATTGAAGCAATGCAAATTCGTTCTTTTGAAAGAAAAGATTCTCATAAAAAATACAAGATTGGCTTTATAGCAGACGAACTCGAACAGCTTGACCCTAACCTTGTCGATGGAGGCGGAGAAGTTGACGGACATCCATATTATAAATCTGTCAATAATTTGCAGTTGCTTGCGTATGTTGTAAAAGCAATGCAAGAGCTGAGTTCTAAAGTGGATCGGCTCGAAAGAGAAAACGAAGAACTTAGAAGAAAACTTTATTCATAGGAGGATAATATCATGGCATTAACAACATCTAAATCTATCAACTTATCAGGACAGTCCGTTATCAACGGAGTAACAGTGGAGACCTACACCGCATCTTGCAGTGAGGCTAACCCAAAAACTATGTATATTCAGCAGTCTACCACTAACCAGGAGTTACGGAAAGAGAACCGTACGCAGTGCCGTAAAGACCGTGACGAGTTCGAGGAGCTTGCATATGCTATGCAGGACGAGATGATAGCAAACAAAGGACAGGTTGACAGTACAGAAGAGTGATTGGAGAAGAAAATAAATATGAGAATTAGAGCGAGACCATACTAGGTCTTATTTTTTTACAAAATTGCGCCGGCGCAATGCTGGAGAAAGGACATATATGGAAGTAATTATTTCTTCTACAATATCGGCAGCAGTAACGCTGATAGTGTGTCTGATCAGCAATCATAGCCAGAATGAAAAGACGAGGGCGCTCATGGAATACAAGCTGGAAGAGCTTACAAAAAGAGTGGATAAGCACAACAACACCATAGAGCGAACTTATAATCTGGAACAGAGGATGGCTGTATCAGAAGAACAGATTCGGGTAGCAAATCATAGAATTGCAGATTTGGAACATGATCATAAGGAGGATTAACTGTATGAACATTAATGTAAATGAAATTATGAACTATGTAACCTATGCTCTGATCGCATTTGGCTTGATGGCCTTTGTGGTGTCTCTTATTGTGCAGGCAATAAAAGACCTACCGTGGTTCAAAAAATTACCAACCAGTGCAGTTGCTCTTATCACATCCTTTATTGTATGCACTGCTACAATGGTTGCTTTTTGCGAATATTTTAAAATTGTGATTGAATGGTACTATGTGTTTGCTGCAATTATTGCATCATTCGTGATTTATATGGTAGCAACTGGAGGCTGGGAAAGAGTAAAGACAATCTGGGATAAGACAAAGTACAAAAAATGAGGGCGAGTGATCGCTCTCATTTTTGAAAGGAGAACTTTAACATGAAATATTTTATCTGTGTAGGTCACGCGAACTATGGCGGTGGCGTCATATCATCTGCAGATGGTACCAGCAAGGGCGGTGTGAACGAATATAAGTACAACAAGGAACTGGCGCCCTATGTGTGCAAATGGCTTAAGGCAGCAGGACATGAGGCAACCCTGTGTATTGCTCCGGAAGGTCAGCTGCATTCCCTGAATGATGAAATCAAGTATTTCATTGAAGAAGAGCATAAACAGAACTATGATCTGTCAGTCCAGCTTCATCTGAATACATTTAATGGAGAGGCATATGGCTGCGAAGCATACTGTTACAATGCAAATGGACTGCCGGAAGCCCAGCGGATCAGCGCGAAGCTAGGCACTGTCTGGCATGACAGAGGAGCTAAAGAACGTCCAGGTTTGTACTGGACCAGAAAGACCAAGGCAAAAGCTGTCCTGGTAGAATCTTTCTTCTGTGATAACAAGGACGATTATGCCAAAGCGAAAAAACTTGGCATGGATGCTCATGGCAAGCTGATTGCAGAGGGTATCCTGGGAAAAACAATCACAATTGCGTCGGCGCAACCAAAAGCAAAGTATTACATCCAGGCTGGAGCCTACGGAACAAAAGAAAATGCAGATGTGATGGTGAAAGTGCTTAAGAAAAAAGGATTTTCAGCAAGTATCCGCAAAGTAGCCGGCTCCGTCCCATACCGCGTCCAGGTCGGCACCTACAGAACAAAGAAGGCTGCCAACAAGGTGGTGAAGAAGCTGAAGGCAGCAGGCTTCACAGTCCTTGTAAAGAACCTGTGA